TATTATTACTAATTATGAACCAGATGAAATTTATAATCTGGCTGCTCAGTCTCACGTAAGAACTTCTTTTGATCAACCGGAATTAACCTTTCAGGTTAACACAGTTGGAGTGTTAAATATTCTTGAGGGTATTAGAAGATTCTCTCCTGATACTAGATTTTATCAGGCGTCTACGTCTGAAATGTTCGGGAATAACTACATTATCAAAAATAATAAAAAGATGCAGAATGAATTCACTGATTTTAAACCCAGGTCGCCCTATGCAGTTGCCAAATTAGCCGCACATGAACTTGTAAGTACTTACAGAGAATCATATGGGCTTTTTGCTTGTTGTGGGATTCTATTTAATCACGAAAGTGAGAGGCGGGGAGAAAACTTCGTCACTCGTAAGATTACCAAGTGGTTGGGCGAGTTTACTCACTGGAAGAATTGTTTGTCGTCTATGGGAATGCGTGAGATACAAGATGGCGGTAACAACATTATATTATTTGATCCAGCGGGTGATTTAGACGTTCGTTGTTTTCCTAAGCTTAAGCTTGGAAACTTGAATGCTTATAGAGATTGGGGGCACGCAGAAGATTATGTGGCAGCTATGCAGTTAATGCTTTCAGCCGATACTCCGAAGGACTATGTGGTAGCAACCGGTGAGACTTATTCTGTTAAAGACTTCTTAGTGGAGGCTTTTGCCCATGTTAATATCGACGACTATGAACCATACGTATTGTTTGATGAAAGCTTGGTTAGACCAGCCGAAGTTGATCACTTATGTGGGGATTCCTCACGTATTAGGAATGAACTAGGTTGGAAGCCCAATATTGATTTCAAAACTCTCGTCAAAAGAATGGTTCAAGGTGATTTAAATGAAAAGAAGAAAACGTGCTGTAGACAGGCGGCGTTATCCCAGACATAATCACGGTGGAAGAGATGTTAATAATGTTTTTTATGAAAGGTTTCGTGACGAAGTAAGAATCAGGGATGGACATAAGTGTAAGTGGCCAGGGTGTGGGTCGAATAGACGATTACAAGTACATCATATTCACAAGTGGGCCGAATTTCCTAACTTGCGTTATAATATCGCTAATGGTATTACACTTTGCAACTTTCATCATAGGCTGATTAAGAACTGTGAGGAATATTATGTAGGGTTTTTCCAACGTATATTAGAACTCCAAATGTTAGAGAAAATTAATGAACTTTCCTATAATAACTCGGCAAGAGGAAGCTTATAGGGTCTTTGTGAAATACGGATATAAGTTTGTGGGCACCGACTTATTAATTACTAATGAAAAAATGTCGGAACGAGATATACTAGAAGTAGAAGCTTGTGGGTGGGAATTCAATACGAGTTCTTGGTATGACCCAGAAGGATACTTTCGTCCCTATGGATGTAGGATAATAGATTACGAGGATTTTCTAAATGTGTGACATGAGATTGCCACCAACTGGGATTAAAAATTTGACTACGGGCGAAACCATTCCTGTGGAATACAGGGGTGGGATGGCTTTAAAAAAAAGTCACTGCTATGAGAACAGCGAATTTATTAAACCAAATACGTACTACAAAGATGTAAAGGAAATTGGTGTTTATTCGGTTATTTGTACCGGCAGTTACTACATTTATTACAACGAGAAAGGTGAGTATATAGACGCTTATAATGATGAAGAGTACAGATTCGTTTTCCCCAGTGAAAACCGAAAGTTATGTACGGATTCAACAGATATAACCTTTACTGTACTTACTAACTAAGGGCTTTGTATGAAGGATTTCAAGATCATTAGAGATACAAGGGAGAAACACGGGCAGGGTTGGTATTTTGATCCTTATGTTTGGCCTTGTGATGACTTTCTTATTAAGAAGTTGGATATAGGGGATTACTCTATCTTCGGACTAGAAGAACAGGTGGTGATTGAACGTAAAGCCACTGTAGCTGAATTCGCCAGAAATGTTGTAGAGGCAAGATTTAAACGAGAACTAGAGAAACTCTCTTATATTCCGAACCGATATATTATTTTAGAGTTTCCCTGGCATAAGATAGAGATGTATCCAGAGGGGTCCGATATTCCTAAGAAGAAGTGGTCGAGCATACGTGTTAGAGGAAAGTATATGCTTAAGTGTATTAATACGTATAGGATAGGTTATGGCATCCACGTTATAGCGTGTGAGAATTCTACGTTTGCACAGCAAACGGCTTTTGATATTTTAAGACAGGTGCATGAAAGACATAATAGATCATCGTGAGGCTTGGTTAGGGCTAGATGAAAGAGATTTAATTAATTTAGTCAATCCTTTAATACAAGACATTACAAACAGAGATGAAGAAGATCCTTATTATCGTTTAATAAAACTGATGAGGAACCCACGATATATAGCGTGGACTTGTAAGATTCTATTTAACGTTGAACTCTTGCCAGAGCAAACGGCAATACTGAGGGAATTTTGGAAGCGTCCATTTCCCATGTATATTGCAAGCCGTGGTTTTGGGAAGAGTTTTTTATTGGCTCTCTATGCCATGCTCAAGTGCGTTCTTATACCCAACACGAAGATTGTGATTGTGGGGGCCGCATTTAGACAGTCTAAAGTCATCTTTGAATATATGGATACCATATGGAAAAATGCTCCAATTCTTCGTTCAATATGTTCAAACAATAGTGGGCCGCGAAGAGATATTGATCGTTGTGTGATGAGAATTAATGATAGTTGGGCAATGGCGGTTCCGTTGGGTGATGGAACGAAGATTAGAGGTTTGCGTGCTCATACGATTATTGCTGATGAGTTTAATAGTATCCCCCCTGAGATTTATGAGACTGTAGTTGCAGGTTTCACGGCAGTTTCTGCTGATCCAGTACAGAATGTAAAAGAAGCCGCTAGAAGAAAGTCTTTACAGAAGTCTGGTGCTTGGTCTGAAGACGATGAACTACGTTATGCCAATAGACAAACCAACCAAGCTATTCTAAGTGGTACTGCTGGATATATGTTTGAACATTTTGCTGATTATTGGAAACGTTATCATGCAATGATTCAAAGTAGGGGAGAAAAAAGAAAATTAGAACTTATGTTAGGGGAAGAAAACCTACCCCAATATATGGAGCACCTCGATTGGAGAGACTTTTCGATTATTCGCATACCCTATGAATTGATACCTGAAGGTTTTATGGATGAGAAGCAGGTTGCAAGAGCAAGAGCGACGATTCATGCTGGTATATATCAAATGGAGTATGGGGCAGTGTTCTCTGCTGATTCACAAGGTTTCTTTAAACGCAGTCTTATTAATTCTTGCGTTGCTAGTAATACCAATGTTGAATCTTCACACTGGGTTCCTTGGTGCAAAGTATCTTTTGATGCTAAGACTAGAGGCACAGGTGGACTTAAGTATGTTATGGGTATTGACCCCGCTTCTGAGGAAGATAATTTCGCCCTAGTTATTATTGAACTTCATCAAGAACACCAAAGGGTTGTTTATTCTTGGACTACTAATAGGAAAGACTTCAAACAACGCCAAAAGTTAGGATTGACCGACATCACAGACTACTACAAGTACTGTGCCCGTAAGATCCGTGAATTAATGAAGATATTTTCTATAGTACGTATAGGAATGGATACGCAGGGTGGTGGACATCAGATAGCAGAATGTTTACACGATCCTGATAAAATGGAGCAGGGTGAATTACCGATTTGGGAAGTGATCGATCCCGATAAAGAAAAAGAAACAGACGCCTTTGGTGGTCTACATATTCTAGAAATGATCAACTTCGCTAAAGCCGATTGGACATCTGATGCTAATCACGGCTTACGTAAAGATATGGAAGATAAAGTATTATTGTTTCCACGTTTCGACACAATCACACTAAGTCTTGCTGCTGAGTCCGATAAGACCCAGTTTAAAGCACTTAAAGAAAAGGTTGGGGAGAGTGAGTCATTAAAGCTATATGACACGCTAGAAGACTGTGTGATGGAAATAGAAGCACTTAAGGATGAGCTATGTACTATCGTTATGTCTCAGACAGGTATTGTTGGTAGAGATAGATGGGATACTCCTGAAGTAAAACTTTCCTCTGGAAAGAAGGGAAGATTACGAAAAGATAGATATTCTGCACTTGTAATAGCTAACATGTTGGCAAGACAAATTCATAGAGCTTATCCAGAACCAGCATATACGAACATTGGTAGAGTCGCTAAATCAGCTAAACGTGATGAAATGCACGGTCAGTTATATGTCGGTGGACCTTGGGAAGAAAAAATTACAGATGCCTGCTGTATAAGTGTCAATCGTAAGAAGTAACGGTGTAAATCTAATAGGTACTGTTATTGTTTTAATAGGTACTGACATTAACTTTAATAGGTATTGTAATAATGGGAAAGAAAAGATATCCGAGAAGCGAAGCAGAGCATCTAAATAATTTGTCTCGTGAAGATGCTTATGTATCATGGGTTGGTGATGATTCATCGGAAGCCATGAAAGCATATTCAAAAACACTAGATGAATATACCGGTCATCATTCAAAAGCTAGATATACCGATTTTTCAAACCTTACCGATGGTATATCTGGTCGTCCTGGTTTACGTCCTAGCGACTATGCATGGTTTAGAGAAGAAGAAGCCATACCAACTAAGCCAAAAGCTATTATGGCTGCTGCCAATGACGCTTATCAGACAATAGGTTTAATTCGAAACGTAATTGATTTGATGGGCGATTTTGCTTGCCAAGGTATTCGGATTGTGCATCCGAACAAAAGAATTGAGAAATTTTTGAATAATTGGTGGATAGAAGTTGGTGGTTTGGATCGAACGGAAAGATTTCTAAATCTTTTATACAGAATCGCTAATGTAGTCATCAGGATGAAGACGGCGAAGATTAATCGAAAGAAAAGAGATATGATGATGAAGGCTATTGGCAGTCCTGATATGGATGCTAATAACACAGACGTATCTTTTATGCGTGCTGAAATTCCAATGAAGTACACATTCATTAATCCTACCTGTATTGAAACAATCGGTGGTCCTCTAGCTTCATTTGTTGGACATAAAACTTATGCTATCAAAGTTCCAAGTAACTTAGCTAACTTTTTTAAAAACCATAAGAACTCTAAGGTTGTCAGAGACTTATTAGCTGAGTTGCCA